GAAAAAAGCCAACCCGTACACCGGCGGCAAGCCGCTGTTCGGTGGCCGATAAAAACACGATGGAGGCAGCATGACCGTAGTAGCAACGCAATTGGCCTTGCAGGTGGCCACGGCCTCGGCCGGGGTCGATTATTCCCATCGCCGCGGCGCGGTCTGCCCCGGGTGCGGCGAGCGGGCCCGGATCGTCAAGACGTTGCCATGGGAGGGCAACGTGCGGGTGAGGTACCACCGCTGCGAGAATCCGCGCTGCCTGCTGTGCGCGGCTCGGGCGACGATTAAATCGGTGGAGGAAGACGATTGACCATCAATTCAATGGAGGTTGAGTTATGAAAACTGGGGCATGTGCAGTGTTGGCCATGGTGTGGGCGTCCTGCTATTCGTTCGAGCTGTTCCCGTGGTCTCGCGGCGATATGGAGTGGTGGTATTTGCCGCACCTGGCGACCATCCTTGCCGCGAACTGGATTGTGCTGGTCTGGGCGTTCGCGCGCGCCGTTGACGGCACCTTTAGGAACAGTGCCCAGTCCGGGCTGACCAATCCGCCAACTGAAGAACAGGGCCAGCGGCCGATCCCGACGCCAACTCCGGAAAGGCCAAGGCCGATCAGGCTCAGCATGTAAAACGCAACCCATCCGGCTGATTTTTTTATGTCCAACAGGTCTTTTTTTGTTTACAGGTATATTCCCGTTGGGTATATATGTAATCAAGAACAGGGCAGGAAGGACAGCCCGAAAAATCAACCAAGGAGAACGCCATGAAGACAAGAGCCGACCACCTGACCGCTACCCACACCGCGTTCGCAGATTTCGCCGATCTGATCTTTGCCGGGAACGGCCATTACTTTCCCTCGCTGCAGACCATCGGCAAAGACAGGGAGACGGCCGAGCGGGCAGAACTCGCCGACTTGTACGATCAGGCACAGGAGGCCAGGGGCGACCGTCGCCGGGCCTTCCGGTGGGGCAGGGCATGACCAGCGAAGAATTCCGCGCCATCCGCCGCCAACTCGGCCTATCGCAGACCGAGCTGGCGGCCAAGCTCGGCATGACCCAGCCGATGGTCAGCCGGATCGAGCGCGGCGACCGGGAGCCGACGAACCAACAATGGGCGGCTATTCTGCTGCTCCGGGAACTTTTGGCGAAGGAGGAAGGGAAATGAAAATATTTGAAAACCCACACATGACCAAGGAAATTCTGATTCTCCCGAGAAGCAAGAAACGGAGGATCAGAAAAAAGTGGGCTAAAAACCCACTCAAAAAGAAAACAGTCCCGGAGACGGGCTATCTCGTCGCCGGCGATGGGATCATTGTGTGCCACCCCATTGCGGCCCAGCGACTTCGTCGAGAGCTGGGCGAGTATCGACCACATCAGTGGCCAGGGTTAACCAGCGGTGCACTCGGCATGTTTATCTAAACCCCACCGGGCGGCGATCCTGCTGCTCGCCGAGTTGATGAAAAAAGAAAACGGGCGGGGAAAAAATCCCAATCTCTGCCCGTAACCAATACTGAAACCAATCAATGCCGGGTTATCCCGGCGAGGAGGACATCATGACACAGGCAACAGCAGTATCACACGAGGGATGCACATGGAAATTCCCGGAAGATTCATGCCGGGAATACAAGGCCGCTCTTGCAGCGGCAGAAGCAGAAGTGTACGAACGCTTCGGACCACGCCCTGGCTTCGGCTCCCCCGATGCCGTTGCGGCATGGGAGCACGAAGTTATCTCCGCGGCCCACGACAGGCTGTTCGGAGATAACCGGCCAGTGTACAAAGGCGCCCGGCTGCCGCCTGACGCCAGCGAGGCATGGGCAACTGTAGAGGCATTCCGCCGGGGGGTACACTCCCCGGTCGAAGCTAACAACCCTTGCCATCATTGTGGGCGGGAAGTCGAGTACGGCTCCTGCCGCTGGACCGACTGCCCCGGCAATGCCGGGGTTGAAGATACCAATTATCTCTAACGCTCACCGGGCGGCCCCGCAATGGAGCCGCCCGTTTTTTGTCCAATAATGGAAAAAGTCCGAAAATAGGAAACTTCCACCGCTAGACCTCGCCCTATTCCTTAACTCACGCCAATAGCATACCATCCGCGCACAAGACACCACGCGCGGAGGTGCTATGTCACAACTGACCGACCTGCAGGACCGTCTCGCTCTCTACCGTGAGGCCGAGAGCCGCATCCTGCTGCGCCAATCCTATCAGATGCCGGATGGCCGGCAGATGACATACACGCAGTTGCCGGCGGTGCAGGCGGAAATCCGCCGCATCGAGCAGCAGATTGCCCAGCTTTCCACCTCTGGCCGGCTGTCGCACGCACAGGCCGTGTTCGGTGGCCGGCGTTGAAGTCCAACCTCCCCGCCATCCTCGCCCCGTCCGGGCTACCCGCCCGCCGGGAGCTCGCCGCTCGCTCGTTCGTTGCCGGCGACTTGACCGGCGCCAACCAGAATTTCCGCCCGCGCCGCCGGTCCGCAGATGCTGACATCCGCCGCGGGCTGTCCACCATCGTCTCCCGCTGCCGCGACCAGGCGCAGAACAATCCGTCCATCCGTGGCGCCATCAAGCGGATCGGGAATAACTGCATCCGCCGCGGCATCCGCCCGCAATTCCAATTCCGCGACCGCGCCGGCACCCTGTCGAGCGCAACCAACAGCGCATGGGAGCGGCTGTTCGGCCGGTGGGCACGCCATGCCGACCTGACCGGCCGCCTCTCGCTGTGGCGGATGCAGCGCCTCATCCTCGCGCACATGTGGAGCGACGGCGGGTGCCTGATCCATCGCGTCTGGGATGATTCCATTCCCGGCATCCCCCCGCTCCGGTTGGAGCTGCTCGAAGTCGATCACCTGGACACCACCGTTGACGGCCGACTGCCCTCGGGCAACCTCGCCCGCGCCGGCAAAGAGTACGACGGCCGCGGCCGCTGCGTCGCCTACCACCTGTTCCCGACCCATCCGCACGACTACCAGGGCGAGATATCGCTGCGCTCTGTGCGCTACCCGGCCGCCGACATCATCGACGTGTATGACCCCGAGCGCATCAGCCAGACCATGGCCCTGCCCTGGCTGGTCGCCGTGGTCATGGAGAGCTTCAACCTCGAAGAGTACCGGGATTACGTCAAGATCGCGGCCAAGCTGGAGGCCGCGTTCTCGCTGTTCGTCAAGAGCAGTTTCCCCGACATGGGGAGCCCCGGCATCGGCCTGCAGCAGGTGCCGGGACAGTCCACTGGCAGCGGGTGGCCCACCACCTGGGCTGACATGCCCGACTACATCGAGCCGGGCCGCATCCAGACTCTCCCCTACGGCACGGACATCGTCGCCGCCGGCCATTCCCGACCCGGCCAGCAGTACGAGCCGTTCGTCAAGGAGTCCCGCCGCACGCAATCCGCCGGCCTTGGCATGAGCTATGAGGCCTATGCCAACGACCATTCAGACGCCAGCTACTCGTCGACCCGCTCCGGTGCCCTGGAAGAGCGGCTGTCCTACGGCGGTATGCAGCAATTCCTCAACGAGACCGCGAACGACCGGATCACAGCGTGGTTTATCGAGGCCGCATGGCTGGCAGGGCTGAATCCCGCCCCCATGCCCGGCTTTGCCACCGACCCATGGCCGTGGCTTGAGGCCGTGGTGCAGCAGGACCCGGGCTGGACCTGGGTAGACCCGCTCAAGGACGGCCAGGCCAGCAAAATCAAAATTGAGCAGGTGCTTTCCACCCGCCGACGGGAAGCTGCCCAGCAGGGCAACGATTTTGACGAGCTCCTGGCCGAGAGCGAGGAAGAAGAGCGCAAGCTGGGCGAGCTCTACCGACTCCGCGCCGAAAACGCGCGCCTGCTCGCCGTCATCAACCAGCCGACCCCGACCCCTGAGGGCAACGAATGAATCGCCGTTCCGAGATCACCGATATTTTCGCCCGGGCGGGTATAAGCCCGGGCTTGAGCCTGCGCGCTGCCGTCGTCCCGCCTGCCCCCCCTGCCTCCTCTGGCGCGGACGACGGCGGCCTGCGCTGGATTTTGACCACCGAGGCGCCCGCCACCGTTTTCGATTGGGAGCGGTTCGATTTTGTGTCCGAGATCCTGCTCATGGATGGCCTTGTACTGCCGGCCACCAAGCAGGTGCCGCTGCTGGACAGCCACTCCCGCTATTCCGTGGACGACATCCTCGGCAGCGTCACCGACATCAGGTCGGCCGAGGCCGGCGGATACGCGGCTGTTGACGGCCTTGTCCGCTTCGCCAGCGATGAGCGCGCGCAGCGCGTGCTGCAGCTCGTGCGCGACGGCCACCTGACCGATGGCTCCGTGGGTTACCGGGTGGATCGGGCCGTGTGGATTCCAGAGGGCGAGCAGGCCGCCATCCGTGGCCGCGTGTTCGATGGACCGGTCAAGGTCAGCTACGAATGGAGTCTCAAAGAGTTTTCAGCAACGCCCATCGGCGCGGACGCGCTTGCAAAGGTGCGCAGCCTGTGTACCGGCGAGCGCGGCCGATCGGCAACCCCAAACCGGCGATAGCCGGCAACCTGAACGGGAGAGGTAACATGCATCCCAAATTGAGAGCTTTTCTTGAAGCAAACGGGCTCCGCGCCGAGGCAACTGAAGCTGAGGCGTGGGAGTATCACAAGCAACTGGCCGCCGATGGCGTGGCCTACAACGGGCAGGAGCGGGCCGACGCCGATCCCCAGCCTGAGCCGAAGCGCGCCGCCCCGGCCGCGCCTCCGGTCGACGTGGCCGCGCAGATCGCCGCCGCACTGGCCGCTGACCGCCAGCGGGCCGCCGAGATCGAGGAAGTCTGCACCGTGGCCGGCATGGAGCCGGAGCAGGTGCGCGCCCTTATCGCCTCCGGTGCCACCGTGGACAGCGCCCGCAAGGCCGCTCTTGACCACCTCAAGACCAACTCGCTGCCCATCGGCTCCGGTGCCGGCCGGGCTCAGGTCGGTGTCGAGAGCCGTGACAAGTTCCGCAGCGCTGCCCTGGACGGCATGCTCATGCGCTGCGGTCATCAGCTCGACAAGCCGGCCGACGGTGCCCGCGATTTCCGCGGTATGCGCCTCCTGGACATCGTCCGTGAGTCGCTGGAGCTGTCCGGTGTCCGCACCCGCGGCATGGACCCGCGCGCGCTGGCCAGCCGGGCCCTGGCTCCGGCGAGCACCTCCGATTTTCCCAACCTGCTCAGCGGGCTGGTCAATAAATCGCTGATCGCAGCCTACAGTGAGGCCCCGGCTACCTGGCGCCCGCTGGTCGCTGTTTCGGATGCCACCGATTTCAAGACCAAGCACGCCATCAAACTGTCCGGTAGCCCCGACCTGCTCGCCCTGAACGAGAACGGAGAGTACCGCACCGCGGACCTGAGCGAGTCGGCCGAGACTTATGCAGTCGCCACCCGCGGCCGCATCATCCGTCTCACCAGGCAGATGATCATCAACGACGACCTGGGCGGCTTTAACCGCATCGCCCAAATGTTCGGCGCCGCTGCCCGCCGGTTCGAAAACTCGGTCGTCTACGGCCTGATCACCGCAAACGGCAACATGAGCGACGGCAACGCGCTTTTCTCGGCTGCCCACAACAACGCCCTGGGAGCCGCAGCCCTGAGCGCCGACAACCTGGCCGTTGCCCGCGCCGCAATGCGCCGGCAGACCGGAATGGCCGGCGAGGTCCTTGACGTGCAGCCTGCGTTCCTGCTCACCGGGCCGGAACTGGAGACCACCGCCGAGGTTATTTTGCGCAGCTCCGCACTCCCCACCGGGACGTTCTCGAGTGGCGTCTATAACCCGTGGGCGGGCAAGCTGACCCCGGTCAGCGACGCCCTGATTACCGACACCAACGCCTGGTACCTGTTCGCCCTGCCGAGCCAGTACCCGGTGATCGAAGTGGCTTGGCTGATGGGCGACCAAGCGCCCTTCATTGATGATGAGGTCGATTTTGCGAGCGACAGCCTCGGCATCAAGGTGCGCCACGACTTCGGCGCGGGCGTGGTCGATTGGGTCGGTGCGCAGTGGAACGTCGGCGCCTGATCCTGACAGATAACCTCCCGGGCCGGCGCTGACCGGCCCGGGCCCACCATACACACAAAGAGGTAACACCATGGCAATCGGACACGTAGCACCCGGGGCAACCATGCCCTACACCAACACCGGCGTCGCCATCATCGCCAAAGACACCGTGATTGTTTTCGGCGCAATGATCGGCATCACCCTGGGCGCCATCGCTGTCGGCGCAACCGGCGAGCTGGCCATCTCCGAGGTGTGGACGCTGCCCAAAGACGGCGCCTTGGCCATCACGCAGGGCGACCAGTTGTACTGGGATGCGGTCAACGACGAGGTGGACAAGACCAACACCAACGTGCCCTGCGGAAAAGCCTATGCCACTGCGGCAGAGGCGGCCACCGAAGTGCAGGTCCTTTTGAACGCGTGAGGTGAGCCATGGCCATCGGACACGTAACTGAGGGGCTGACCATGCCCTACACCAACGGCACCGGCGTCGCCATTGCGGCCGGCGACGTGGTCGCATTCGCCGACATGATCGGCGTCGCGCTCGGCGATATCCCGAACGGCGCAACCGGCGAGCTGGCGGTTGCAGAGGTCTGGATTTTGCCGAAAAACGAGGCCCTCGCCATCACCCAGGGCGACAAGCTGTATTGGGACGTGGGTGACGGCAACATCAACAAAACCGCACTGAACAACATCTACTGCGGTACAGCATACACGCATGAGCTGGCCGTTACGCCGACCGTGCAGGTCCGACTGAACGCCTGATGATCGACCGTACCGAGGTGCTGCGCGCAGCCCTGGCAGATTTCGGTGAGCCGGCCACCCTTACCGGTGGCCTGCTCACCGTCCTCTACTCCCCGGCCGGCTCCATGCGATGGACGGGACAGGAAGAAGTGCTCGTGCAGCAACCGACCGCTGAGGCGCTCACCGCCGACGTGGAGGCACTGGACATCGACGCCGGGCCGTCCGGGGATGTGTTGACCATCGCCGGGATCGCCTACACCGTTCTCACCATTGATCCCGATGGCGAGGGCGGATCCTTGCTGACCCTGCAGAGGCCGCTGCCGTGACTGACCTGACCGCCATTGCCACCGCCGTGCACACCATGCTGGACGGCATCGCGGGGTTCAAACTGGTGGAGCACTCAAGCGCAAAGCTGGCGCCGCAGTACGTGCCGGCCGCCGTGCATTATTTTGCCGGGGCGGGCGAATCGGACAACGCCGCGATTGATCAGGTGATCAGTTGGGGCATTAACCTGTACGCACCAGTGATGGACGCCAGCAACCAGCACGCCCTGGAGCTGATCGAAGCCCTGGGCGCAGCCGTGGCCGCATGGTCGCCGACCATCTCCGGCCGGTGCCTGCCCGCGGTACTGGCCGAGGCGAGGATCACCGAAGTTACCGACACCCTGCTCACCTATTACCTGGACCTGCGACTGAGCGTGCCGGCCGCCGGGACCGCCAACACGGCCACCGGTGACAGCCTGTTGAACGCCATCAAGACGGCGGTGCAGGGGATCTCCCCGCTGGCGGCAACCTCCGATTGCTATCTCGCCCCTGAATCCGGCTACCGGCCCTCCTGTGTGGGTGTGCCGTCGCTGGGGATTCGGCCGGACGGTCGGGAGCGGACCGAGTCCGGCTGTTGCACGCTGGAAGTGTCTGCGCGGGTCGAGCTGATCGCCCACGTGGCCATGACAGGGTCCGTCTCCGTTGCGTCTGTGCTGGACGCGGCCGAGGCTGCGCTCGAAGGAAACCTACTCGGGCTCGCCAAGGTGCGGGCCGCCACGGTCGGTGACGATACGCCGCCGTCCATGGTCCGGGATGAACACGGGCAATGGCTGATCCGCCAGGGCCGAACGATGGAATACACACTGGAGGAATCATGTACCGCCTGAAACCGAGCCAATCACCTTTCGAGGTGGTAGACGGCCCATTTGCCGGCCAAAAATACGCACACGGATTGATTTACACGGACATTCCGTCCAGCGAGGCGGGCCGGTTCGAACCTATCGAACAACCCGCTCCGGCCGAGGCAGCAACCCGACCCACAAAAAAGAAGAGCACCGACGAGGTAGCCGACAATGCGTAACTCAAGAGCCAATTTGAACCTGATGGCTGTCTCCATGCTCAACCGAGAGACGGCAATCAACACCGTGCAAACCCTGGACACCAGCCTGCTGGTCGATGTGGGCGACTACCTCAACCTGGATGTGCGCCGGGAGAACAACGCCAACGAGGCCAACGGCAAGGAAGAGCCTGATTTTATTTACGATAACGGAGCCACCGCCAGCGGCACGTTCAATTTCAACAAGCTGCAGCCGCACCAGGCCGGGCTGATCCTCGCCTACGGTCTGGGCAGCGTGAGCACGGCCGCGGCCGGCTCCGGCTATGCCCACACCATCACCCCGATCAACGGCGATCTGGACCTGGCGCGCTCCAACCCGAGCTTCACCGCCGCTCAGCGCATCGGCCAGACGCTGAACAAGCGGCGGTTTGCCAGTTGCTTTATCGACGGGTTCAGTATGACGTTTGCCGCCGATGATTGGGTCAAGGCGTCCGGTCAGATCAAGGCAACGGGCCTGTACACAGACACGATCATCGAGGAAGAGGTCTCCGCGCTTGACACTGTCACCAGCTTGACCCTGGCCGCCAACGGCGTGCAGGGAGCCACTGCGGCGGAGCGGCTGGACAACGTCCAGGTGGTGCGCGCCGTGGTCGGTGGCGGCTACAAGTTCGCCACGGTCAGCGCTGTGAGCGCGGCCACCCCAGCGGTTATCACCATCGACAGCTTGGGCGGAACCGGTGCAACGGTCACCTATAAAATCCTCTATGCCCCGGTTGAGCCGGCCTGGGCCACCTTCCCGGCGCGGGTCACCGAGACCCCGCTGCGGGTCTCGCAGGCGTGCCTGTACCTGGGCGGCGCATGGTCCGGGACAGCCTTTGTCGGCGGCAAGCAGGTGGCGAGCGAGCTGAAAAGCTGCGAATGGACGCTGGCCAACGGGCTGGCCGTGGAGTTCACGCCCTGCGCCGGCGGCAGCTACGCCGGCCGGGCCTACCGCGAGGGCCGCAACCAGACTGTCAAGCTGAACCGCGAGCTGCGCGACTGGCTTGTTCAGAACTACATGGGCACCAACGAGACGTTCGGTTTGCACCTGCTGTGCGAAGGAGCCGAGTTCGACACCGGCCACAAGTACACGGTGGAATTGATCTTCCCGAGCCTGGGCGTGCTCAGTGCGCCGCTGTCCACGGACGGTAAGCGCGTGGCCGAAGCTGGAGACCTGCAGGTGCTGCAGCACGCCACTTACGGATCGGTTATCGCCATCGTCAAGAACATGGTCGCCACCTACGCGGCCTGATACCAGCCGGGGCGGTGATCGCCCCGGCATCTCACCTTTTTGGAGGCACTGCAATGGCACGAATCATCGGCGCTGAGCGCAACGAGATCATTTTCAATGACCCGCTCTCCGGGACCAAGGTGGCACTCTACTACCGCCACCCGACCACCAGCGAGCGCCAGGGCTACATGAACGACGCCGTCAAGCGGGTCAAAGGCAACGTCACCTTTCACCGGGCCGAGGCCCTGGCCAAGTGGGGTGCTAAGGTTCTGGTTGGCATCCGCGAAGGGGATTTTCTCCGCATGGTGGACGGCAAGCCGGCATCCATGAGCAGCGACCCGGCGAGCCCCGATTATTACGAAGGCTGGCGCGAAGAGATCGAGGCCGGCTGCGGCGACCTGATCAGCGCCATGGCCGCGCAGGTTTTCGACGTGGTCCCTGATGTGGTACGCGGCGAAGATCTGGCGGGGGAATAACCGCAGACCTTGAGGCCCTCCGAAAAGGTCTGTGCGATGATGAGGAGGAAAGCAGGTGTCTGGAAGAATACGGCGAGGACGGGCTGGCGTGGGCCTGTGGCAACTGCCCGCGCCGCCGCGCCAGCGACCTGCACCCGTACACCAGAAAACTGTTGGACCTGCGCGCCCTGCAGCTGGGCGGCTACCCGTTCCAAGCGGACGACTTGAGCATTGAAGAGTGGATCGACCTGGGGCAGATCAAAGCGGCATTGGCGCCGCCCTCGAACTGCCCGATGATGCGACCGGTGAGCGATGAGTAACGGCAACAATAAGATAGAGGTCCTGCTCGAAGTCGACGACCGGGGGACCGCCTCGCTGCAGCGCTTTGGCCGCACCGTCGCCCAGACGGGGAAGGACGGTGAACGCGCGTTCGCCGGCATGAGCGCGTCCAGCCGCACGCTTGCCACAAACGTCACCGCACTGCTGGCCAGCTTCGGTGCCACACAGGCTATCGGTGGGCTGATCAGGGTCGCCGACACATGGACGCAGCTCGAGGGCCGTCTCAAACTGGTCACCAAATCTTCCGCAGAACTCGCCGCAGTGCAGGACCAGCTCTACACGAGCGCCAACACGGTCCGATCCTCCTACGAATCCCACGCCGACCTGTACGCCCGCATCGCCCGGTCGATGCATTCGCACAACCTGACGGTTGAGCAGACCATTGGTTTCACTGAGGCTGTCAGCCGGTCCATGATCGTTTCCGGCGGAACCACGCAGGAAGCCAGCTCGTTCATGATCCAGTTCGGACAGGCGCTCTCCTCTAACCGGCTGCAGGGCGAAGAGTTCCGGGCCATGCTGGAGAGCAACAGCCGGGCCGTGCAGGTACTGACCGATTATCTCGGCGTGGACATTGCCACCTTGCGCGACATGGCCAAGGAAGGAGAGTTGACGGCAGATGTGCTCTACAACGCCTTTTCTGCCGCCTCGAAGAAGCTGGCCGCCGAAGCAGAGTCCATGCCGAAAACCGTGGCGCAGGCCATGGAACACCTGAAAAATGCCGGCAAACTGCTGATCGACAACACGAACGACGCATCGGACGCTACCAAGTCGCTGGCCGGGACGATTGACGACCTCGCCACCTCAATCGAGGACAACCGGGAAGAGCTGGTGGCCATGTTCGCCGACATGGCGACCGGGGCCATCAATGCGGCCACCGAAGCCGGCAAGCTGGTTCCGGTGATCAGCTCCATTTACAGCGCATCCTCGCAACTGCTCGGCCTGAACGCGGGCGAGTGGGGCATCATCGGTTTTGCCCTGCTCCGTGGCGGACCGCAAGCGGCCGCGCTGACCGGGGCAATCCTGACCGTCAACGGCGCCCTCGGAGAGCTTGGGCTGGGCCTTGGCAACCTCGGCGCCGCGTGGAAGGGCTACGCCGAGTCCATGCAGAACATCGGCGATGTGCTGTCCGGCAAGCGCGACGCCAGCACCGGGGCGTGGATCGACCAGCAGGCGGTCAAGATCGGTGATTTGGAAGCAAAACTTGCCAACCTGCAGCAGCAAGCAGCGGACACTGGTGAGACATTCACCACCGGCTTCGAGGTGTCACTGGGCGGCAGCAGTGCGGCCACCGACAAGCTGAACGCCGAGATCGCCGAGACGCAAGCGCAGTTGGATGCCGCCAGGACGGCGTCGGTGTCGTTCCAGGACGGTATCAAGTCGGCCGGAGTCGACGTGAACGACATGGCCCGCTACACCGGCGAGCTGTCGCTTGAGACCAAGGGCGCGGCGGCCGAGATGGGCACCTTGACGCCAAAGGTCGGGGCCGCGGGCAAGGCTGCGGACGGGGCGACAAAGAGCAAGAAGGAGCTGACCAAGGCCAGCGTGGACGCCGGCAAGGCCGCCCGCGACCTCGCCAAAGAGCAGGAACGCCTCGCCAAAGAGACCGAGACCGCCGGCCGGGCCATGATCGAAGACCTGGCCAAGCGGCGGGAGCTGACCGCCGAACTCGACAAAGCGCTGTTCGACACTTCGGACGCCTACGAGATCCTCGGCATCACCAGCAAAAAAGCCTACGAAGACCAGGTCAAGGCGCTGACCGACGCCTATGAGCGCATCCTCTCAATCGAGGAACTGACCGACAGCGAGCGGCTACGGCTGCGCGAGGCCCTGCAAAAGGGGCTGATCGAGCTGGAGGACGAGTACCGGGGCAAGGCGGAAGAGAACATCGCCGCCATTGGCATCGCCTGGGAAGACCTGACCGAAGACACCAAGCAGGTGCTCCACGATTGGGTGGAATCGGCCATAAAGCTGGAATTCGATTCAATAGGCGAGGCGTTCGAAGGGCTGGCCGAGTCCATTTTGAACGTGTGGATTGACTTGTTGGCTAAGATGATTGCCGAGTGGGCCATGTCCGGGATCATGGGACTGTTCAGCGGCGCTGGCCTCGGCGGATTCTCCATTTCCGGGCTGGCCGGGGGCATCGGAAAGCTGTTCGGCGGCGGCACGGTCGGTTCTTTGGCCGATTGGGGCTTGACCGCGGCCGGGACATCTTCCGTGATCAGCGGGGCATCGTCCCTGCTCGGCGGCGGGGCCGGGTCGGCCGCCATGGATTGGGGGCTGAATTCCTTCGGCGTGCCCGCCTTGGGCGGCGGCGCTGCAGCCGGGGCCGCCACACTGTTTGGCGAGCAGGCCGCCGCCGGGTTCGTCGGCAGCTTGGACACGGCCATGGCCGGCGGGCTTGAGTGGGCCGCCATTCCCGGCAAGGAATTTTTTGGGACCGGGGCCAGCGGCGCAGCCGGCAGCGGGGCCGGCGCTGGCCTGAGCACCGGCGCCATGGTCGGCGGCGGGGCCATCATGGGCATCGGTGCGCTCATCGCCATGGGCATGGGCGGCAAGGCCCAGCAAGAATTTTACTCGCCGCGCTACGGCAACGTCCCTTTCCGCGACTACGGCCACGACGACCGGCAGGACATGATCAAGGCCGGCCGCGGCGGCTACAATTGGCTGACCGAGTCCCAGCCGGGCAGCAGCTCAGGCTCAGGCGACACTGCCGTGACGCAGACCGTGGCCGACCTAGAAGCCGCGTTCGTGCAGTTCGAGCAAAACACCCGCGTCGTCCTGGACGTGCTCGCCGCAGCCGGTGACGGCGTAGCCGAGCTCGGCCAGCAGCTCGAGGACGGCACCCTGAGCACCGATGCTTTCGTCGATGCCGTCGCCGGGTATGATGTGAGCATCCAGGAGACCGCTAGCCTCACCAGTCTCGCCAGCAAGGCGGCCCGCGGTAACGGCACCGCCATGGACAGTCTACGCGCCGCCCTGCAGTCCATGGGGCTGGGGGCTGATCAAGCTGAGGTGGCCGCGCTCGCGCTGGTCGCCGCCAGCAACAATCAGACGTCCGCCATGTATGCCGCCAGCAGCGCCGCCGGAGCGGCAGCAACCGCAGTCTCCGGCATGGCCAGCAACATCCGGACCCTCAGCAACACCCCGCTCAACATCAAGGTTGGCGTGCAAACATACCGGATCGACAACAGCAACCCCTACGCCATCGAGCACGCCAGCGGCGGCATCTTCGCCAGCCCCACCCTGATCCCATCGGTCCGCGGCACGCGCCACCTGGTCGGCGAGTCCGGGGCCGAGGCTATCACTCCGCTGCACGCCGGGCCAAAGACACTGCAGCTCATGCACGACGACATCAAGGCCATTGCCGCCCGGCCGGTGGCCGTGACCATCAACCTGGACGGCCGGCAGATCGCCAGCGCGACTATGCCGTTTGTCGATGCCCATGTGGCGGCCAAGGCGAGCCGCAACCAACTGGCCAACAGGACGGTGTACTGATGCCTATTTTTATCGACCTGAGAGATTCTACTCCTGACCCTGATGTGTGGTACCGCATATCGGACGAGCATATCGACCGGGACGACCCGCACAACGACAGTGGCGCCGAATATCTGCCACTACTCATCGAGTTGGGGGAGGTGCGCATTGCTCAGCAGTACATCCATGGCGGGTTGGTCTCGCCCGAGTACGGCGGGCTGGTAGTCTCGCCCGAGGTTTTCGCCGATTCCTGGCCGCCGCCGGTCAAGCTGGATTGCTGGGTGTCCTATGTAGCGCCCGGGGCAAGCCCCGCAGCCGTGTACGGCGGGGACCGGATCGTTATGGCGGTGGCCAACTTGGCCGAGTGGGACGGGGCGCACGTGCGGTACGATCTGGCTGGCGCCGGGTACGTGGATGAGATTGAAAATGTGACCATCGCCGGCACACTGGCCGATGTGTGCGCCGATTATGCCGCGTCCCTGACCATGCCTGAGACCGTGTCCGCGTCTGGAGCGGTTACCTACTCGGGCCGCTCACCGTCGCCGTCAGTGTCGTATCGGGTTGATGGGTCGCGCACTATCCTGCCGATCCTCGGGGAGATCGCCGCATTTTTCACGCACCGGATCGTCATTGACCCGCTCGGCGGCGCCACCATGACCGACGCCACGCAGGCGGTCGGGACGTCCATCACGCTCTACAGTCAGGACATAATCTCCATCACCTATCTAGGCGGCGACCGATACCGTCGATATCAAGCCAACTACGCTCAGCCGTATATTCGCAACATCGAAATCAGGGTCAGCGCCGCCGGCGGGGCCGCTCAAGCCATACTGAGCGAGGTGGACATCGCCAAGACGGTCGGCGGAGCCCTGTCAAACCCATCCGTTGCCGCGGTGGCGAGAAGCCCGGAATACTCGCCATACGACCCATCGTTATCAGGCTACCCGGCGAGCAACCTGGTGGACAACACGCAATCCACCATATGGGCAACCACTGCGGGATGGTTCGGCGCCGATGACCCAGCGGTTATCTGCCTGCAGATGGCCGTTGCCAGCGGCACGATTGCCGAATACGCGCTCACCAGCCGCACCAGCGCGCCCTATTGCGCGCCCACGCACTGGGACCTGTACGGCTACGACGTGAGCCGATCACAGTATCAGTACATCAGCACGGTAGAATCTCCCGACTGGGGCAGCGCCGAGCAGCGCCGGTTTGCCGTGCCTGCGGACACAAACTGGCCCGTGCAGGTCGATGGCGACCTCAGCGGCCGGGACACATGGGACGCGCCTTTAACCGGGAACCAGATCAGTTACGGCGTGATCATCACCGCGCTCGGGCTGATCAAAACCTTGACCCAGCAGGAACGCGTGCGCGTGGTCTTGCCCATGGGGCTCGGTGTGCTGCCGCACGTCGGCCAGCAGATAGCGGTGGTCGACGACACCACCCCGGACGATACCACGAGCTATCTCGTCGTCTCCAGCCTTACCTATAATTTCTCGGACCATCTCATTGTCGCCGAGGGCCCGGGGGCAATTACGAGCCGATGATCATTCTGCCGCCGACCACTATCGCCAGTGTCACCGCCTCCAGCGCCCACGCCGACTATCCGGCCAGCAATATGCTCCGAGAATCGCCCAAGCGCCGCTGGATCGCGGCCAGCGGCAGCGTGACAAGCGCCACCCTGACCTGGACCGTCACTGGGCCGGTGGACACGGTGGTGCTCCATCATGCCGTGGCCGCAACCGTGACCCTGGAATACTACACCGGCAGCGCATGGGCATCTCCGCCTGGGCTGATCGCGGCGGACTACGACGATCCGTTTTTTTCCGGCTACACCACCCATTGGCTCACGTTCACCGCGCTGTCCGGATCGGTGCAGTTGCGGCTCACATTGACACGGGCCGGGACCAGCACCATCCGCGCGGCCAACCTGCTGGCCGGTTCGTCTGTGGCCGTGGACGGCGTGGTCTACCCGCTGCAGGAATCGCTGCTCGACACGTCCATCAGGACGCCGCTGCTCAACGGCGAGGAATACTACCTCAAGCGCGACGTGCCGCGGGTATTCACCGGCAACGTGCTCGCCGACCGGGCCGCCACTGTGCGCGCCCTGATGCTCGACATCGGCCGCCGGTACGGGGCCACGCCCTGCGCCGTGCAACTGGCGCCGCCCTGGGGTGATGATTTTTTTGTCTACGGCCGACTCGGCGCGCCGCAGGCCTCGCACATCCTGCCGACCTACAGTCAGGCCACGTTCGAGCTGCGCGAGATGGTGGGGATATGATCCAACCCGACCTGATCGCTGACGCGGTGCAGCGCAAGCTGGCCGACATAGACCGCCATGGACGGATGCTGCAGTCGGGCCACCTGAGCCACAACGGGAACCTGTACTACGCCGACGATGACAGCCTGGCCACCATCACGACCACGCTGGCGATTGTGCAGATGCAGGCCGACACTGACCCGGTCCCGACACCGCCGCCGGTCACCGGTTGCTGGCTGACCGCGGACGTTGACGCGCAGACCGGTCAGCGGGTGGTTGTGGCCATGACTTGCGGCCAGTTCAAACTGTTGGCCCGGGCGCTGTACGCCCGCAACGCGGTCCTGTGGGGCGCGAAGCAGTTGCATTACGCCACCGTTGAGGCCATGGCCGCGGCCGGGGCTACGGCTGAGCAGATATTGCAATATGATCACACGGCCGGCTGGCCGGAGGTGGCTTGATGCGCTGGCTTGCACTGTTGCTGCTGCTCTCGGCCTGCTCCCCCATGCCGGGCCATTTCGGGCTGATCAACGGCGTCACCCACGTCCACGACCTGGCCGAGGTGCAGGTCATCGAGCACCCGAGCGGCCTGATCGAGACGGCAAGCGCCTGCAACCGGCTGCATTGGGACCGGGGCGAGCGGCTCGGCGTTATCCTGTCCGCCGGCTGCACTCTCGGTTGCTCGCTGGTGAGCGGCCCGGATGTGGGGCAGATAGAGCGGTGCGAGATCTGGTACCCGGCCGGCTGGGAGTGGGTGCGACAGCACGAGCTGCAGCACTGCCGCGGGTATGCGGATTTATTTTAACCTGAGAGAGAGGACACCATGAACGGAGCCATGTGGGCGAAAATCGCAAAGGCAATCATCGCCGTCGGCGCAGTCGCCGGCATCCAGATTGAGCCGGACCAGCTTGAGCTGATCGCGCAGGGCGCGGGTAGTGTGCTGGCCATCATCTACGCCATTGAGGCGCGGCTCAAGAGCGGCCGGGGGTAATCGGATGGACGCGGCCGGATTGGACGTGGTCGGCAAAATCGGCGCGGCCGTGATCAGCTTCATCGGCGGGTTGGTCGTCGGCGTGTGGACCGTGAGCGCGAAGATGCACCAGCTACAGGACCACGAAAAGCGGCTCAGCCGGTTGGAGCACTGCATCGAGCAGAAGCTGGACCGGCTGCACGAGCGCATTGACGACCTCATGGTGATGGGCGGCATGGACCCGAACCGGGTGCGGCGGGATCGTCGCCACGGCGAGCCGGAAGATGGTGAGGCGAAAAAGAGGGACTACTATGGCTGATCTGCCCGCATTGCAACCCGGCGACGCGCTCTGTGTGGCGGGCGGTATGGCCGTGGTCTCGGCTGGCATCCGCCTCGTTGAGCGCTTTTGGGCGAAGGACAACGAGGCCACCTACGGGCACAGCGCAATCGTCGGAACGCCCGGCGGCACCCTGCTGGACACGCTCTGGACCGTGCAATGGACGCACGTCAGCCGCTACGCCGGACAGCCGATGATTATTGCCAGACCGACCAAGACCCTGCGCGGCATCGCCATCACCGACGCGGCCAAGACCTGTGCGCTCAAAATGGTCAGCAGCGATGGCCACGGCCGGCCCTACCCGCTCCACCGGCTGTTCCTGCACCTGGTGCCACCGCTGGCCAAGTACGCCACGAACGGCCGGCAGATGGTCTGCAGCGAGCGCACCGCCCGGTACCTGTGCCTGGTCGGCGCCATGGATGAGCCCTGGGCGGGGATCACGCCGGACGATCTCGCTGACCGCTGGCGCCGCTGGCATAATTTTGATGTGATATTCGAGGGCACCATGCCCGCAACCACCACCTGAGAGGACCCACCATGCTGCTCCCCATCTCCGCAAGCTCGGCAAAAAAAGCCTACCGACTGAGCGGCAACCTAATGCTTGTCGGCACCGTCACGACCGAAACCGTGGCCGTTGAGATCCCGGTGGTCGAGAACCCGGTCGAGGCCACGGACGCGCACTGGACTGCGCTTATCCAAGAGGGCGAGGCCGTCGCGCTCTCGGCCACCGACAACTCCATCCGCATCGAAGGCAACATGCAGATACGGCTGAACAAGGCCGCTGGCGTCGCCGGAAATGCCTACGGCGTGCGGAGACTGTAGTGGCTGGCCTCATCGCCGGACTGGCAGCTCAGCCCATCGTGCGGCCGGTAGTGGGCGGCGGCCGACGCCTCCCCCGCAACGGCCTGCTCATCTACTTGGCCCGGCCGAACTCCGACGCCTACATCACCGCCGAGGACGCGGAGATCCCCGAGGATCAGTACGATTGGGGCTATGTGCTACCGGCGACCCTGTTTGCCGACCTGGGCGCGGGGCTTTTTTTCACGGCTGGCGGGGATCCGATTGTGGTGCTCGCCTCGGAGATCCTGGCCGACGCCGGAACCAACGCCAGCCATGTCTTATTCAAGAGCATCTCTGGCGACCAGCAGACCGGCAAGCTCGCCGTCTACGACCCGGCCGTTGACGCGGCTGTCCTGATCAAAGCAAAAAAGGTACTTGGAATATTATGAGAAAACTATTGCTTACAGCCATCGCCCTCTCTCTGGCCGCGCCCGCACTGGCAGCGCAGCAGGATATCGCCCAGCTCTCGGCCGTCACCGCCAGCCGGGAAGCTCTGCGCACGGCCATTAACACGCAGCTCTCGGCGGTGCAGGCGAATTTCGATGAGGTGTATGCGGTCATCGACGCTGGCCCGGTCTACGTCAACGCCTCCGCTCCGGCCGATACCAAGGTGGTATGGATCGACACGGACCAGGACAACGCCATCAAGGTGCGAATTGGTGAGGTTTGGACTGTGGTTGGCACTGCGGGTGAAGCGTACACCCTCCCGACCGCTGCGGCCGACACTCTCGGCGGCGTCAAGGTGGGCGACCGGCTGACCATCACAGACGGCGTGCTGTCGGCAGATGTGCAAACGGGGGATGGCGACGATCAGACTGCCGCCGAGGTAGGCTTTACTCCGAACGGCAGCATCGAGGCCACGGACACACAAGCGGCTGTTCAGGAAGTGCGGAGCGAGGCTGAGATGCGGACGCCATCGACTTTGAACCTGACGACAGACACGAGTGTTACGGCCCAACAGTTGTTGGATAACAAATACATTTCCAATCAAGGCGCCTCCGGCGAGGTGGACATTACTCTGCCAGCAGTGTCGTACTCGATCACCAGGACGGTTCTGGTCACCGAAGAGCAAATTGCAGAGATAAACCCGCCATCAGGGGAGGCATTTGATCTGTCAGGCACTGCGCTGGATGCAGATGATTGTATTGATAGCCCAGCCACGGTTGGCGCAAAGGCCGTATTCACACGGATGCAGGATTCTAGCGGGACTTGGTTCTGGTCAGTTGATACAGTGCGTGGCGACTGGGTAGATACGGGGGCGAGCGACTGATGAAACAACTATTTTTTGCGTTATGCCTGCTGATCCTGCCTTGCTCTGCATGGAGTGCCGCATACGTGGCCTCTGTTACTGGTAATTGGTCATCCTCAGCAACGTGGGGCGGGTCTGGAGTTCCCGGCACTGGCGATACCGCCACCATCAATAACGGTGTAACGGTTACTCAAGACGGAAACGTGACGGTTGGGGCAACAGTTGTTGAAGGTCGGCTGACACAGGCAACGGGCGTCACGCTGACCATGGAGGGGGCGCTGACTATTGGCAACGGCACCAGCAAAGACGGCCAGTTTGACTTCGGCGCAGGATCAACGCTTGCGCTTGGGGCAAACAATCTCATTCTCGGTAACTGCTGGTTACGGTCTAATGCCATCTCGGGCAACTGGGCAAAAATTACCGGCACGGGAAATATTCAGACGCACGGGACGGTAACTGGCCCTAAACAAGATATTGTCTTGTCTTATGTGAGCTTCCAAAACACCGGGACGATTGCCTTTGCTCACAAGCCGGGCGGGACAGGGGCGGCCGGTATAACTAACCAGATCGACATCCAGCACTGTACGTTCGTGTCCACAGGATCAATAACGTCTGGCCTTGCCTCAACTGGGGCTACTGATATGATCCGCAGGTGGAAATATAACGATTTAAGAAATGTTGGAGAAATTACATTTTTGGGGCTGACGGGAACACCAACATCAGAAACATCTTTTTCTTACAATACTGTAAGTTGTACAACAGCGGTTGGCCTGAAAATAAACAACATATCTGGGTTCACGATATCAAACAACTCATTTTATAATTTTAGGATAGGGGTGCCATCTGCTGGAACATCTGGAGGGCATACAATAGAGAGAAACTGGTTTTCCTACCCGAGTTCTGCAACAAGCGGTTCTAATTACATACAACTTAGCAATGGATATGGAGCAAGCACTATAGCAAGAAACTACTTCTATAATGAGTATGCGAACCCGCATACCATGACAGTAGCTTCTGGTAGTGGAGGGACCGGAACCTTCCAAGTGACCGAAAATGTCATAGAAGAAACAGCAAGCACGGAGGAGGGGAACTTTTTAGCGCCAGGACAACTGGCAATAAACTTGACGAAAAACGTGCTAATCGGTCCAGGGAATATAGCCGCAACTGCTAGCAGTATCACTGGAGCCGGAATTACTATGTCTCAGAACACAATTTTTGTAACCAATAATATTGGGGATAACTATGGCCACACGTGGCTTCTCGAAGGGGCGGAGGTGGCTTATTCTGGAAACGTGAAAATAAGCAGTAATTTACTCTCATATAAAAGCGGTGTTTCCCCAGCAACGTCATCTTATTTTGCAACAAATAATACATCAATTATTCCGCAAACTTTGTATTTTGGTGACTATAACTGTTATCCTTCCGCCCTAAGCGCAGTGTACAGGCAATTTACCGTTACAAATACAGGCCACGATATAACCAATGTCGATCCCGGCTTTATCGAAACAACTAGGGGGCTAGAGACTTGGGGGCAGACAGTTCATGGGACAGACGGAACCGTGGGTGCCGCCGTGGCTAAACTTTTAGCGACAAATGGCTATAACTCAACCAGCAAGACTCAATCAGATACACCCTCGGGAGCATCCGTGTATGGGGCAGGAACATCATTGGTAGATTGGGTGCGGTTAGGGTTTACACCGACAAACAACACTCTGATGGCCAGCGGAGAGAATGGAACATATATAGGGGCAATAGAGCCGGTGGCCGCCGTATCGGGAGCGGCGTTGCTTCTGGGATGGTGATACTATGTTTGGTATTGGTGCTGCTCTAGTCGCCTGCGTGCTGTTGTCAAGTGTCTCTGCCGCAGCAGAATACGAGATGAGTTGGGACTATACACGTCCGACCTCTCCCGCCGTGATCGGGTTCAAGCTCTGGAGTGGAACCGACCCCTACGAGCTGGTTGCCGAGTTCCCCGGCTGGGCGCGCGGCGGCCGGTGGACGCAGGAGACGCCAATAGCATCGGGCGAGGCGTTCACGCTCACCGCTCAATTCTCTGGGCCGGTGGGGACGTGGGTTGGGGCAGCCTGCTCAGATGTGCAGTACACCGACCAGGCGACTTGCGAGGCGGCATCCGCCACCTGGACCGCAGGCAGTTGCTCAGCGAACGGCTATGACACCGATTCCGAGTGCGAGGGCACAGAGTCGCATCGGTCGGCGGTGTACGTGTACCCCAAGGGCGACGGCACGCCGGGCATACGCCATGCCCGCTTCAAGGCAGTGTTCGGTGTCGCAGCCGCGCCGCTCACCAAGCAAAACGGAGCGCGCTTGCGATGATGGATACATGGATGCCCAAGATCAAGCCTCCCGTCGCCCTGCGGCATTGCCCGTGGTGTCACAAGTCGCCGGTATTGCTGGAGAACGAGCCGGGGCAGTACCACCTGCACTGCCTCACCGAAAAATGCCCGGTGAACCCGTGCACAGGCTCATACGATGACCTTGACAGATTGTGCAAAGACTGGAATTCAATTCGGTGAACACATGAAAATAAAAACACAGATGATCATCCTGGTTATCTTTGTATCAGCTGTAGCAATCTCGTGGCGCGCGCGTTTTCATTCAATTCCGCACGCACCTGTGCTGGAGAGCATAACTCTAAAGGGTGTGCCCAAATGACCCCCTCCACCGCGCACTGTCGCATACCCTCGCCGTGCTTTTTGTTTGTGTGACGAGTGACGTGGCCGCCGACCCGCCAACCAGGGGAGGTGCGAATATGGCCAAAAAAGTTGTTTCGCAACCCAAAAAGCGAGGCGTGAAATGCTGATGAAAACAGCGCTTGAACAACTGTTGGCCGCCGATGAGGGGCTGCGGCTGGTGCCTTATCGGTGCAGCGCCGGCAAACTGACCATCGGCTACGGGACCACTTTTCCTCTGTCCGAGGAAGAAGCCCACCTACTCCTGCGGCATCGGCTCGAAAAGGTACTGGACCAGTGCGAGCGCCGTTTTTCTTGGTGGTCGAAACTATCGCCCGCACGGAAACAGGTGATTGCGAGCATGGGCTACCAGATGGGCATGGACGGGCTGATGGGGTTCAAGCGGATGCTCGCCGCCGTGGAGCGAGGCGACTACGACACGGCCGGGAAAGAGATGATGGACAGCAAGTGGGCAAGATCGGATAGCCCTGCACGCGCGCAACGGTTGCGAAAGATGATGGTGAGGGGATAGCCCGGCAACCGACAAATAAAATTTGACAGTTCGACCTGGCCCTGCCCAGCGAGATCGACCGGAGCCTCCACCGGTCGGGATTGCTGGCGCGGGGCTTTTTTTTGCCCTCGGCACACTGGTACATCGCTGGTACATCACCACCCGTACCAGACCACCCGCAAAGCCCCGTAAATGGGGCACGTTTACGAGGACCTTGTCGCCTGGGTAAAAAAAGCAAATTTCCTCTTGATGAATGTTTTCAAATGGAATACAAACAGAGTCATGAAAACGATTAGGCAATACCAAGTGGCCGAGTGGCTCGGCGTCAAACCTGCCACCCTGGCCAACATTTTTTGCGAGAATAGGCGGCCTTCGCGGCTTGAGGCCAAGCGGTTGGAGGCTATCAGCGGGGTGAGCTTTGAAGATTGGATGCTTTCCAATGGAAGCGCACTGCGCCAGAAAGTTTTCACCGCCTGGGCGGTGAGACGGGGGGAAGGGAAATGAAACGATTTGAGCAAAGCGCATTGGCAGGGGGCGCCGTCATCTCCATATGGGCGGCCATGATCCTCAGCCTGATAGCATCCATCTAAAGGAGGAATCGAGCATGAACAAGACACTGGCCGCAATCATCGCCATCGCCGCCCTGCCGCTGGTCGGGTGTGCGGGTCCCGAGATCACCGCCGAAGATGCCACCATGGCCAACGCGGCCGCGCTGAGTCGCAACTACTGTGTAGACGCCAGGGCCCGGGGCGAGGCGGCGCGCATGTCGGCAATCGCGCAGATGGACCCATCGCAGCAAGGCGTGGCGCTCATGGCCGAGGCTATGCGCGCACAGGCCGAAGCTCTTGGCGGCAAGGGCGACCCGTGCGCCGCCGGCATGAACGCGCACGAAGCCCGCGCCAGGATCGCGGCCAGCCAGAACGAGGCTGCCACCGGGCTGGTAGGCTCGCTGGTGCGCGGAACGCTCATCGGCGTCGGCATTGTCGAGGGTGCGGATGTGTTCAAGACCGCCATCAAAGGGGCAGGCGACCGGACGAACATCGCCGGTGACGGCAACAGCTACGCGCAGGAGCGGGTGACCAGCAACGCCGATACCACGACCAAGAATTTCGGGGAGGGCGGCACGGCCACCAGCGGCAGCCCGACCACCACCGGGCCTGACAAGAGCAGCGCGGTCACCGAGATCGCGCCCGAGCCTGAGCTGCCGAAGGTCGAAGAGCCCGAAGTTAAAGAACCGGCAGAACAGAATGTGTGGATCGACATTCCCGAGATCCCCACGGAGGCCGCAGAATGACGCCCGGCGAGTTGAAGGTCGTTATCCTCACCCTGATAGGCCAGGGCTGGGACATCCCCGAGATTGAGGACGCGGTCCGCGGACTGCTGCTGGGGCTTGGCAAATGAGCGCCCCGAACGTGGAGACCGTCAGCCGACGCAGCTACACCTCGCCCGGGCTCAAGCTGATCTACGAGCCGACCGGCGAGGCCCTGACCATCACGCAGATTTCCAAGCTGCCCGGCGTCCGGGTGAGCGGCCGGCGACTCATGGCCCGCTGGCACGCCGAAGGCCGCCCGCGCGTGGTAACCGCCGAGATGGTCCGCCCGCATGGGCCGGCACGCGGCACGGTTGTGCTGGACTACCCGCCCCATGGCCGCGTGACGTTCAGACAGATAAGGACGATTCACCGGGCCCTGGGCAAGTCCATGCAGTTCTTCCGCGAGCGCTGGCGCCGTTCCGGCCGGCCCGCCGTGGTCAGCGCTGCGCTGTTCGACCACCCCGACATGCGCCGAATCAAGGGCCGGACCGTGCCCGTCCCCACCGACCCGAGATACCTTGATGATAGCCTCTGGTCGCCAGACGTGCCCTACGCCGACCTGTGCCACCTGAGCAACACCGAGAACACAGGCGCAGGCCGGGGCGAGATCCCGGACGAAGAATGGATAAATATGCGCAGCAGCGTACGCAGCACCATGGCCGGGATGTACCGGCGGGTTCAGTCCATTCCTTTCGCTGGGAATACGGTAGAGCGATGAAAATAGAAGCGATCATCGGCGAAGTCCTGGACGAGCTGGCCAGAGCAGAAACGAAATACCAAACGTGGCCCACCGACCTAATCCACCAGGTGGCCATCATGCAAGAAGAATCCGGCGAGGCGATCAGGGCCGCGCTCAACCACGTGTACCACGGCGAGCCGCTGGAAGATGTGCGCGCAGAGCTGGTGCAGACCGCGGCCATGTGCCTGCGGTGTCTCAAAAATCTGGAGGGGTGAGCATGGATTATCAAGAGTTCGTCGCCAGCAAAATGATCTTGGACAACAAGAGCGGGTTCGGCGCCATGGATATCCATCCGCTATTGAAGCCGCACCAGCGCGACATCGTTGCATGGGCCTGTGAAGGTGGGCGCCGGGCCATCTTCGCCGCTTTCGGGCTGGGAAAATCGCTCATTCAACTGGAGGTCATGCGCCAGGTGCAACGCCATTGCGGCGGCCGGCAATTGATCATTTGCCCGCTGGGAGTGCGCCAGGAGTTCAAGCGGGACGCCGGCAAGATCGGCATGGAAACCACTTTCGTCCGCTGGACGGCCGATCTGGCCGGAGATGGCCTGTACCTGACCAACTATGAGAGCGTGCGCGACGGCCGGCTGGACGTGAACGAGTTCAACGCCGTTTCGCTGGATGAAGCCAGCGTGCTGCGCAGTTACGGCAGCAAGACCTACCAGAACTTTTTGACCTTGTTTGCGGGCGTGCGCTACCGGTTCGTAGCCACGGCGACGCCATCACCGAACCGCCACAAAGAGCTGATCAACTATGCCGGTTTCCTCGGCATCATGGACACCGGGCAGGCGCTCACCCGCTTTTTCCAGCGCGACAGCACCAAGGCCAACAACCTGACCATCTACCCGCACAAAGAGCGGGAGTTCTACCTGTGGCTCAACTCGTGGGCCATCTTCCTGCAGCGGCCGTCCGACCTGGGATATTCAGATGAGGGTTACGACCTGCCCGAAATGCAGATCACTTACCACCAGATCAAGACCGAGATCGAATTCAGGGCGAATCGTGACGGCCAATTCCGACTGTTCAACGATGCGAGCTTGGGCGTGCAGGATGCCAGCAAGGAGAAGCGCCGGTCCATTGACGCCAGGGTGCAGCGTGCGGCCGAGATTATCGCCGCTGACCCGGACAGCCACTACATACTCTGGCATGACCAAGAGGAAGAGCGCCGGGCCATCAAGCGGGCCATCCCGGCCGCGGTCGAGGTGTACGGGTCGCTCGACCTGGAAGAGCGGGAACAGCGCATTATCGACTTCTCGGACGGCAAGTTCAAGTACCTCGCCACCAAGCCGATACTCTCAGGCAGCGGGTGCAACTTTCAATATCACTGCCACAAGGCCATCTATGTCGGCGTCGGCTTCAAGTTCAACGATTTCATCCAGAGCCTTCACCGCATCCACCGGTTCCTACAGGACCGGCCCGTTGAGGTCCATATCATCCACACCGGCACCGAGGCCAGCGTGGTGCGAATCCTCCAAGCGAAGTGGCGGCAACACGAAGAGACGGTGCAGATCATGACAGAGATTATCAGAAAATACGGCCTGAACGTGCTGGACATGGCCAAAGAACTCGGCCGCTCCATCGGTTGCGAGCGGGTCGAAGTGACCGGCACCAACTACCGGGCCGTCAACAATGATTGCGTGGACGAAACCAAGCGCATGGAGACGGACAGCGTTGGCCTGATTCATACCTCCATCCCATTTTCAAACCACTACGAATACAGCCCGAGCTACAACGATTTCGGCCACAACACGGACAACGATTCTTTCTTTTCGCAGATGGACTACCTGACGCCGGAACTGCTGCGCGTGCTCAAGCCTGGCCGGGTGGCAGCCATCCATGTCAAAGACCGGGTGCAGTTCGGCAATGTCACCGGCTACGGGATGCCGAGCATGGACCCGTTCCATGTGGATTGCATCGTCCATTACCGGCGCCACGGATTCATCTATTTCGGCATGATCACGGTCGTTACCGACGTGGTCCGGGAGAACAACCAGACCTACCGCCTCGGCTGGACCGAGCAGTGCAAGGACGGCAGCAAGATGGGCGTAGGCTGCCCGGAATACATCCTCCTGTTCCGCAAATTACCCACCGACACCAGCCGCGGTTATGCCGATGAGCCGGTGCGCAAGAGCAAGGAAGCCTACAGCCGGGCTCGCTGGCAGGTCGACGCGCACGCCTTCTGGCGCAGCTCTGGCGACCGCCACCTGACCACCGACGAGATCACCAAATACCCCGTCCAGACCATCGGCAAGATGTTTGAGGATTGGACCATTGACAACATCTATGACTATGAGGCGCATGTGCGCATTGGTGAGCACCTGGACGCAAAGGGTGTGCTGCCAACCACTTTCATGCTCTTGGACCCTGCCAGCCATCACAGCGAGGTCTGGCACGATGTAAACCGGATGCTGACCCTGAACGGCACGCAAAAGCAACGCAACCTGAACACGCATATCTGCCCGCTGCAGCACGACATCGTTACCAGGATAATCGAGCGCTACAGCGCCAAGGGCGATGTGGTCTACGACCCGTTCGGCGGGCTTATGACCGTGCCATACAACGCGGTCAAGATGGGGCGTTACGGTGTCGGCTGCGAACTGAACCCGGAATATTTCCGCGACGGCCTGAGCTACCTAGCTGCGGCCGACCGGGAAGTGAAGATGCCCAGCTTGTTCGATTTCGAGCGGGCCGTCAACGCATGACCGCCCCCCAACCCTGGCCAACCACCCGCCTCTGCCCAGCGACCAGCAACCTGCCCACTCGGATGCTGGCGAGCACTTGGCAGGCACTCTGCGCAGCCATGCAGCGGCGGGAGGCGGTCGGGGCGAACCGGCAAAACGGCATGACACCAGAGGATTTTGCAGCAATCTCGGCGGCGAGGTTCCCCTGCGCAACGTGCGGAGGGCGGACGCTGCCGCCGGGGCTGGAACTGATAACCACAAAGGAGGCAATCGAGATGGCACGACAAACGAAGCGGGGAATTTGTGAGCTGTGCGGGGCACACACCAACGTGGGGATGAACCACGGCAGCGCTGCGTGCCCGGCTTGCACGCACGTGCAAACGGCACTGAACAAACGGCCGGAGGCTGTCGCCAAGGCGATACGGGCCATGCACAAAACCGAAGAGATGCTCGGCCACCTGATCCCGGCCGGGGGGCTGGCGGTCAAGGTTACGGCTGACCTGCTGCAGGAGATCAGCGGCATCGTGGGCTACGACGGCGAGGACCCGGCCGAGCTGGTGGAGGCGGTGCGGAAGCGGGCACTGGCCTGCGTCAGTTGCGACGCCGAGGACGTGCTGCATGAAATCCGGGAGATCGTCGGCTACTCGGCGGACATGGGCGACAGCGGGCTGGCTGACGCTGTGCGGGCGTTTGAGGACAGGCGGCCCGCAGGCGTGCCGGACTGCGCCGAGTGCGACGCGGCCGAGGCGCTGCTTGAAATCGCCGACTTGGTCGGCAAGCGCGGGGCGAGTTCCGGCTTGGTGGTGGAGGCGGTGCGGATGGCGGTTATTGGCGACCCGATAAACCATTGTGCCGACTGCACCGCCCTGCGCGGAGACCTGCTCCGAGCCTGCGGGCTGGAGATGGATGACACGGAGGACGGCGAGGGGTGGGACGTGGCAGCCGCGGCCGCCATCCAGGCCATCGCCGAGATTGAATATTTTTACAGGAGGGAAGCTGCGCGGTTTCTGGTGGTGCTCAAAGACGAGCAGAGCAAGCTCGCCAACCTGAACGAGCGCAACCGGCTGCTGCATAATCATGTCGGGCTCGGAGAATCGCAACTGACCAAGCTCCGCGCCGAGCTAACCCTCGCCCAGCAGGCCCGCGACGAATGGGAGCAGCGCGCCGTGCAGGCCGAGGCCAACGTGGAGACGCTGGAAGTTGAACTGAGGGAGCGCTCGCAGGACTGCTGCGCGCTTGACGTGGACGATTACGAGCGCCTCTTGAACCTGGCGCTCGCCGCCCTGCGGTGCCAGCACATAGACCCCGAGCCTATCGCCGACGTAATCGAAACGGCACGGAGGGCAGCATGACCCCCAAAGACTACCGCCCCTGGGAGCGCCCGCGGCTGATAGCCCGCTGCGCCTCCTGCGGCCAGAGATGCACCCTGACAGAACACGGCCTGTGCGACACATGCTCAGGTTCGACCCGCGGCACGGCGACATGGGCACCAGCGTTCCCGTCGCCGGTCGCGGGGGGCACCGCCGCTTTGCCTGACAGCGACACCGCCCCCTCCTTACACGCGGTGGCCCGGCCCACTGGAAGCGCTGGAGCCGGGAATTTTGACGAACCCAGCCGGAGTCGGGACACATGGTGACGACGATAGTGCTGCCCTGGCCGCCGTCGGTGAACGCCTACTGGAGGACCGTCAACGGCCGCACCATGATCTCGAAGAAGGGTAGGGTTTACAAACAGGCGGCAACCAGGGCGGTCCTCGCCGCCGGAGCAAACAAGCACCTGCCCGGGCGATTGCGGGTCAAGCTCACCGCCTACCCGCCAGACCGCAGGCGCCGGGACATCGATAACCTCGGTAAGAGCGTCCTGGATTCCATGCAGGTTGCCGGCGTGTACCTGGACGACAGCCAGATTGACGAACTCACGATCATCCGCGCCGAGGTCGAGAAAGGCGGGGTGATTGTGGCTGAGATAGAAACCATCGGCCCCGCGGCAAAGCGGGAGCCAACAACAACCAAACGGAGGACAAAGTGAGAAAAGAGCAAGTTTCCCTCGATACCCTGGGGTTCGGCGCAGCAGCCGAAATGTTCCAGGCTGAACTGGAAAAGCTGGTGTTCAACATCGCCGACCCGAACACAAAACCCGAGTTGAAGCGGAACATCACGCTGAAACTCGTGGTCAAGCCGACCAAGGATCGGAGCATGTGCGCGGTGGAGATCCACTGCGACAGCAAGCTGGCACCGGTTCTGCCGTTCGAGTCGACCATGTTCGTCGGCGTCGAGCATGGCGTGGCTGTTGCCACCGAATACAGCCCGCAGCAGCAAAGCCTGTTCAGCGATCCGGAACCAGCCCCGGTTATCGAGCAGAAGCCAAAGGTGCTTTCCATAGCGGCCGGCGGCAGCAAATAACCATCATCACTCAACATGGAGGAGAATCAAATGTTGGATGCAAGTTTTATCGAGAAAATCGTCAGCCTTGCCGAGGTCCACTGCGTCGAAGCTGACGGCCGGAACTATACCACGAAGCAGATTTACCCGAACCTGGAACCGGAAGCAGCCCCGCTCAAGATGCACACGCTGTCCGGCCTGGTTGATTTCTGCCTGACTTTTTCGACACAGGTCGGCGAGCACGCGCCGGCGACCATCGTGCATGTGGTCAGCGATCAGCAGGTGGATGTTATCTCGCCGCTGTTCGGACCGTTCAAGCAGCGCGAGAAGTTCGCCACCGCATCGCCTTTCCAGCTCGCCCACAAGTTCGATCGGTACATGCCGGTCGAGGAGTTCGTGATCTACCTGCAGTCCATGTTCGTTCAGGACCAGACTGCCCTGGATATTTTGAAGGTGGTCGGCAATCTCACGCAGGGCAGCGAAACAAACGTTGCCGACGACGGCATCACGCAGCGTGTCACCGCAAAGGCTGGGGTGGCCCGGGTGGCTATTGTTGACCTGCCGAATCCGGTGGCATTGCGCCCTTACCGCACGTTCCTGGACATCCTCCAGCCGGCGAGCGAGTTCGTGCTGCGGATCAAGGCGGACAAGGACGAAGGTCCACGGTGCGCGCTGTTTGAGGCGGACGGCGGGGCGTGGCGGCTCGGGGCACTGGAACACATCAAGGCATACATGGTCAACAAGCTGGATCCGGGTCAGGCGGTCATCATCGCATAACCAAGACAGACGCTCGCCGTGAACGGGTCCCCGAGAGCCACATCCGCCTTGGACCGGAGGCTCGGGGATATGGCCAGACAACGCCCCGACAACGATGGGCGTGCAGGTTCGAATCCTGCCGGCGAGCGCCATTCAACAATGAGAGGAGGAGAACATGGCAATTTTTGAGAGCAAGTTCAACGTCGGGGACAAGGTGTTCAAGCTAAGCGGGGTGATTGCCTGGGCCAATGGGGGAATCAGCAGCCTTGTGCCCTACGCAATTACCAAAGCCGAGGTTCAAATGGAAGGAGAGCAGAAGACCAGGGTGCTCTACCGCACCAAGAACGGCGACTACATCGACGAGTGCGCAGCGGTGGCCGAGAAAGACGTCAAGGCCGTTGCCATAGCCCACCTGTCATCAAGGCTGAGCGCGGTAGCGGCTGCAGACTCGCCCGCAGATCAGCAGGAAAAATGAGGAGGAGAACATGAAGCTGGAAAAGCTGACCATCAGCAACTTCAAAGGCATTCGCGGCTTGGTCATCGACTTCAATGGCCTGGACGCGAACATCTACGCCGACAACGCGCTCGGCAAGACCACCATCCTGGACGC